TAGTGATATATTCGGATTCATTAAAAAACAATTCGTTAATGGAATTTAAACTATTAGTATTCTTGTAATAAGTGTCATGATTACCGATAGTAATATATGTCTTGATTTTATTATCAATAAGAGGTTTAAAGAACCGCTTTCGTACTTGAGAAAGAGTATTAAAGTTTACAAATTTTCTACGGTCTAAAAGATCACCAAGATGAATAACATCCTTAATATTATTATCTTTTAGATATGGGAAAAATACCTTTTCAAAAAAACCAAGAGACTGATCTAAGAAAAAAGGAGAATCGTTTCTAACACCAAAATGTGTATCATTTATAAATGCAATCTTCATTCAAACAACCTATTTGATTTTGTTTTATTTTTCTTCTTTCTCTTTTTTCTTTTCTTAGGTTCTAAATTATTAATATCAGATTCAGTTAAAGAGAAAGTTTTTTGTATAAATTCACCGTAAGTTGAAGATCCTTGATTGTCCTTCAACCAGTCTACAAATTTACCATCTATATCATTCATTTGCAAGGACTTATATTTTATAAATGATTGTTTCTTTTCTTTCTCAATCCTTCGTAGAAATGCGTAGTATATTATTTGAGTAAAGTAAGAAAAAGGATTCTTGGACTTCTTTGGATCAAAATTGTGAGCGTATGAAAGACAATTTTCTATACCATCACCAACCATATCCTCTCGGAATGGATAATTAATAAAGTTTGGTCTATAGGATAGATGTTCTGCAATCTTTAAAAAACATTCGGCAATATAGTCAGTAACTGGAGGACGCTTTTCGTCTTCTTCTTCAGCCTCCTTTACCAACTTCTTCCAATCAGTCATTTCTTTACAAAAACGCTGATTATCAACATAATGTTTTAATGATTTAGTAGTTTCCTCTACTTCTTCTATTTCTATTTCTGGTTCTAACTCTTCTTTTTGCTTTGGTTTGTTTTTCTTTCCCATAGTGTTACTAGTATACCTTCCATTATATAAAAATCAAGAATCTTCTAAAAAATTGGTTGACGAAGCTTGACAACCTCATTACAATGTCTGTGTAGGCTATGGAAAAGGATAATAGTAACTATACTCTAAGAGCTTTAAGGTCCTCTGAGTACTCTTCACGCATAATCATCAGAGTTAGGATCAGGATTCCAATCTGAGAACTTGTTACCAAAATCTTTTCTTTCCTTTTCATCACCTGTAAATTTATTTCTTTTTTTGACCTCTTTGATCATCTTTTGAACGTCACGAGGATCAAGAATACCAGAAGTGATTAGATTCATAATCATCTCAGGTGGGAAAACCATGCTCATATAGATCATTTGTTTTCCATCCATCTTTTCCATACCAATTTCAGTTTCATCATCAGCAAATGGAGCAGTTTTTGAATCGGTTCCTTCTGCTCCTGGCCCAAACTTTTCGAAAAGTTCATTGAACATTTCTTCCATTTCTTTTTCTGCTTCTACTCTATCTTCCTCTGTTACTACTTCAGAAGCAACGGCAGAAAGATTAGTGAGTTGTTGAAGATACATTGTTCTACATTTTTCTGATGGTTCAACAAGACTCGCAACATGACTGCGTGGAATGCTTATGGTTTTTTGATCGCTATTATATAACCAATCCTTAAGAGTTGTCATGTCATATGGTCTACCCATGTGATCCATCAAAGTGGTAGAACGAAACAACATTGGATTGTCAAGAGTATATTTGCCTTTTGATTCCGACAGAACTGAAATAACCTCTTCACCGCTTTTTAATTTTAGTATTTTGCAATTCATGGTGTCTCCTTTAGGCGTATTTTCGTAACATCATATGTGAATCTCTCATTACTATATAGGTTGATCCGTTCATCTAGATGACGGAGAGCATGGTTACGATGCTTCTTCCAACGAAGATCATCTCCTATATCATAAATTGTAACCTTGTCCTTTGTTTCACTTTTTCGTAGTCCTCTACCAATAGATTGTAGAACACGAATCACTGATTTTGATGGCGAAGTAAACACAATATTATGAATGTTCTTGATGTTTATACCCGTGCTACATGTACCATATGATGCAACAAGAATACTTTCTTTTTGCTTATTCACAATCTGACGAATATTTTCACGATCATCTGCTTGTGTTTTACCATAGATCAAATAGCATGGTTTGTTACAGTTTGATTTGATTCGTTCAAACATTGGCAATCCGTGTTTTTCTACAAAGTTAAAAAGCACAAGTGTATTACCTTTTAGACTACAACAAAGATCTTCTATAAACTTATTTCTTTCTTCATTTGCAACTAACCATTGCACTTCTTCAATGTATTTTGCTCTTTTAATTTCTTCTACTTTATTCTCTGGATATTCAAGAAGAAGACAGTTGATTTTTAGATTGGAAAGAAAGTTCTGATCGATCAAATCTTTAGTGGTCGTTACACGGAAGACAGGACCAAACAACCCTTCTACTACTAGTTTATGGACATGTGTGCCATCTAAAGTGCCAGTTGTACCAACTCTAAATTCACACCCCTTCATTTTACTCATTAGAGTAGTTAATGATTTTGCCTTGAACAAATGACATTCATCGCCAAATACACAAAGAACATCTTTGAAATATTCTTCTTTCATTTTGTAAATACTTTGCCAAGTAGAAATGATTACTCTACGAGGTGTTTCTTTTGGTTGTCCAGAATATACTGCATGACAATTGCGGATAAACCCATCTTTATTTGAGTAGTCGTGAAAGTCATTTGCCATTTGTCCGACAAGACCAGTTGTGGGAACAACGATTATAATTTTCTTGTGCGGCGGAAGTTTCTCCATCAAATACCGGATACATAGGTAAATGATTAATGATTTACCACTACCAGTAGGAGAGATTAAAAGAGTTCTCTGCTTCAATAAAGAATGCTTTACTGCACTCTTTTGATAATCATGAGGAACAATTTCTTTTCCATCACTATAGCACTTAAATCTACCAAAGAACTCATCAACAGATGCTTCATCGAACTTTAGATTTAAATTCTCAAGAGGTTCATATTGAAACTTATATCCGCGTTCCTCTGCAAACTTAAACAAATAATCAAGCAGTCCAGTATAAAGTGTATGAGTTAGTGTATTGAAAAGACGAATCTTCCCATCCCACAATCTATTCTTATATGCTGGTGTAAATTGGTAATTAGGAACCGAGAAAGTGAAGAAGGAACTTATTTCCTTTGCAATGCTCTTTTCACAATCTACTTTTAAATTTACCGCATCTGCTTGTGTTACTTTTATCATTGTCCTTGTGTGAATTTAATCCAATCAATTGCAGATCGAATATTCCAGTTTCTATTTGAAATAACCTTTACTAGATTCTCTAGGTAGTTTACTTTTTCCTTTTGTAGTTCAAGTTTATTTGAGAGTTCAATTACTTGAACATCGCTGTCAATAAACCTGTCTAGATCTTGACGAAGAATTGCTAGATCAAATGGTTCCCATCCAAGATCTTTTAGTTGTTCATCTGACATCTTGCCTGAGTAGTATAACCACTTGTTTCTTTTGACTACATTGAGATCCGAGTCTATTTTCTTTAGAACTAGTTTCTCATCCAACATAATAGAAAGATACTTATTGTGAATTTGTGGGGTGCGAAGACTTTCTGTATCCAATGAAGAACCATCAATCTTCATGTCCTGCTCTGCCATTGTACGAATTTCACTTAGTTTAATAGTCATAATTATAGTATATCACAAAACCGGCAGAAATCAAGCGGCAGTTATTCCTTGGATTTCATATCTTGTAAAATTAAATACTGCATTTGCTATTACAGAATCTACTCCGGGGAGAGTAGAATCAAAATCTATACCTGTTAAAGATATTGGAAAAGTATGAAAAAAAGTAACTCTTGATATCGGTTTATATGCACTTGAAAGTACTAATAAAGAGGCAGTAGATATTTTTTGATGTTCTGGTAAAATATCTCCAACAGAATATGTGTCAGTTGAAAGATCTCTTATCCAGTTATAAATTTCTAACCAGTTTTTCATTTCTTCATCTACTACAAATGAAATCATTAAATCGCCAAATACATGTCTTGTTCCTGGCCTTTTAATATCCATTGCAGTTGGGTTTGACTGAACTGAAACTCCCATACTTATTTCTGGTATATTTGCTCTTTGACAAAAATAAGTAAAAGATGGACACCTCATTATAGAAAAAATAAATTTGTTATTGGTTAATTTATTTCTATTAGTAGGTTGAAATGGATTATTTATTAATAAATCTCCTGGAAGTTTTGATCTTTCAGAATCAGATAGAGATTGAATATAACTTGTTATGTCCATACTAATATGTATAAAAAAACAGGGAGGGGTTTTGCCCCTCCCTGTCACTGAACCTTATTCAGTCGTTGTTAATTATCCAATATATCCACCAGTTTGACCGTGGAGGTTATCTACACGGAAGAGACGGTAGTAAACATTGTCTCCCTTGTCTAAACCATGACGATCAGTCCAAGTCGAAGATGAATCACGACCCTTGGCGAATGGATTTGCAACCATTCCGTAACGAGTCTTGAATCCAATCTTTGGTTGGAAGGTGTTCTGGTTTACTGCACGAACCATTTGTAGAGGAACATATGGGCAGTAGAAGAATCCTGCGTCATAAGGAGTTGCGCCCTTATAACCAACACAAACAAAGTTCTGGTTAGTATTGACAAATGGATCGATATAAACCTTAATCTTATTGTTTAGTACACCAGCAAAAACATTGCCAGTATCGTCAACATTTAGATTAGCAGTTAGTGCTGGAGCAAGGTTAAGGAATCCACCCATGGCGAGTGCACTTGCAACATCTGATGAACAGATGATGAAGTTACCCTTTCCTCTACGAGTTTGCTTGGCAATTACGTTTGCTTCGCGCTCGATTTGGAACATTAGACCGCGGAATCGTTCTGCGCTCCAACGACCATCTGAGTCGCTTAGGATGTCGTAGATACCACCAGTGCCTGAGTTATAGTTGGCAAGGTCTGGTTGGACACAACCAGTCTTAGCAACATGATACATTGCACGGATGATTTCACGGTTGATTTCGTTGAGGATTTCGGTGCTAAGAATATTAGCAAGTTCTGCCTCAGCGTCAAGTCCGTGAACTGCCTTTAGATCCTGTGCAAGTTCGGTGGTATATTCTGCCTTTAGTGCACGGGTTCTTGCTTCTACTGGAATTCTTTCAATGCTGAATGCCATTTGTTGGAATAGTGGTGAATCACCTAGACCTTCTGCATCAGCAGTTGTGAATCCACGGAACGCGCTAAGTGGATCATTATTTGAATTACGGGTTGGCCAATTTGCACCAGATGCTGCACCGTTAAGGTTTAGCCAAGTACCACCTTCAAGGGGTGAGAATCCAAAGGTAATACCTGCGGTTGAACCGGATGCACCTGAGAACTTGGGGAATGGTTCGTCAAAGTGTGATTCAAATCCGGTTTGCGAATCGTACTTGCTACGCATTGCAAAGATAAGTCCAGTTGGTGCAGTCATTGGCTGCACGCCGCAAATATCATATGCAACGACATTAGGCATTGCACGACGAACTAGCGAGATAAGAATTGGGTCATATCCTGCTAGTGCGCCTGATGATGCAGCGCCTGCTGGAGTTACTGAGAATCCACCGCCCATTGAGTTTACTGGGGCTTCGGTGAGCATTTGCTCTCTCATTGCATTCTTCTGATTTTCAAGAAGAACTGCTGTAACTCTTTTCTTGTGCATATCATTAATGTTTTCGAGCTCCTTGTGATCGAGCACAGGGCTCCACTTTTCTACTAAAGTATCGTATGGGGTTGACTGATTAAAATCCATTTCTCTGTTCTCCTTTGTTTAATCTATTTATTATTTTGATGTTTTACGATTGGTTAATTTAAGCTGGTTGCTGATGCTATGGATATACGCATCCATTGTGGGATCCACACCAGCTGGTTTTCTATTAACATCTGTAGTTTCTTCGGTTAGAAGGTTACCAGTATTTTCTGCTGTTCCTTCTGCTCCAAAATATGACTCCTTGAGAAGTTGAATCTTGTCGCGGTATTGATCAACGCTATTAAATTCGATGTTCTCTGAAAGTTTTGCTAGTTTTTCTACTTCAGTATCTGCAAGACCTCTGCTGAGTTCTACAAATGATTCGGCACATTCATGAGCAAGAACTTTATTTTTAAGTTCCATGTTTTCCATTATAGTATTGTTTAATTGTGATTCCAAATCGGTATTTACAGTAAACAGATCATCAAGTACATCATATTTCTCTTGAGGTACATCAATGAAACTATTTTCAAATAGATCTTTTAGACCCATAATGAAATTTTCTGCAATTTCAGTTCTAAATCCAGATTCAACTGCAAGTTTATTTTCTTGCATCCACTCTTCGACCACATATGAAAGATATTCATCCATGTGACCTGTTAGTGATTCGGTAATCATATTAGTGTTTTCTTCAATGATTTCCTTGCTTGCTTCAAGAATTGCTTCTTCAATCAATGCAACTTTTTCTGAAAGTGCTGCTTCAAAGATTACTTTGAATTTTTCAACAAATTCTGGAGTTACATCAGTTGATTCAAAGAGAGCATTGAGAGTATCTGAAATGTCAACTTCTAATTGTTCCATTTCTGACTCATCGCTTTCTTCATTGATTGCCTCTTCCTCTTCTTGACCACCAGTAGCAACTGTTCTATTGCCACCTCCGGGTTTTAAAGAAGCCATATTTGCTGCTGCCGAATTGGTAGCTCTCGCACCATCGAGAGTGCCTAGTTTTGCGCCTCGACCTGTTCCATCGTTATATAAATTTAAATCTTCGTATTCTGACACTGTGACCTCCGTTTTTAATATTTAGTAATACTTATTTTTTGACAATTTACGACCGTATACACCTTAAAGATTTCTAAGGAAATGATCAAATAGTTTAAGTGCCTTTTCCTGTAGTTTTTTCTTCGGTGTTTTCTTTAAAACTTTATAGTATTCAGAAATTTGTTGTTCTTTTAGAACACCATTATCCCAAATCCACTCTTTACCTTCCATAATACCATTGACGAACGCACCCGGCGCCGATGGATCTGCTACTATATCAATTGCTGAAAGAGTAAAGTCTTTTTGAACAATATTAACACCATTTATTTTCTCAAGCGAACCCATGCCTCTAGAAGAAACCCCTAATTGTGCTCCTTCGTCTATTAAGTTTTTAACAATAGCACCCATTGGTGTTTCGGTAAGAATCTTTGCTTTTCCGTAGAAGTTGTTACCATTTTTCTTCATTTCACAAACCATATGGCAAACCTTATCAAGATTTACAGTAGGGCTTGTTGGATGATTTAATTCACCAAGTGCTCTATTTTTGAGAACATAATTGGTGTTATATCTGTCCACTTCTTCGGAAAGAATTGGAAGAGGATACATACGACCATTGCGGTTAACTGTTTCTGCCTGAAGCATTATTCCTTCAATAAAATAAGACTTCTTGCCGTCTTCACGAGCTTCAATTAAAGGTTTTACTTCTTCGACATGCTCTGTGATTAACTTCATTGATTAGTCCTTATCTTTTTTTGCTGTTTGTTTTCTTTTAATAAGAGCAAGTCTATCTGCAAATGTTGGTTTATTTTTTGGTTCTGCCTGGGCTGCAAATTCTTCGTCTGACATTTTTTCTTCATTAACTGCTGAATAATATTCATCAATAAATGCGTCAGCAACATATTCAATTTCTTCGTTAGTTAGTTCTCTACCTTGTTGATTTTCGATATCAACAATTAGTTCTTCTAATGCTTCTTTTAACATATCATCATCTTCATCATCATACTCAAAATATTCCTCATTCATTTCCTTATCATTCTCTTCATCATCTTCATCATCTTCATCATCAGATTTTTCATCTTCAGAATCTTCAGTTTCGTCTTCGTCTTCATCTTCATCTTCATCTTTCTTATACTTAGCTTCATTAAAAACTGCTGGGGCATATTCCATTAGTTTTTCTTCAAGTGCCTTGCCTAATTTAGCATAAAGATCATTGTGAATGATATCTTTTGCTTTTACAATTTCTTCATTAATCATCAAGGTTATTGCGTTTCTTAAATTTTCTGTCATTTTAATCTCCTGTTGAATTATTTATATAATTTTATTCTTGTGTTTCTTCTTCTTCTTGACTTTCTTCATCGGCACCTTGCTCCTGTTGCATCATTTGCTGCTCCATTTGTATTGCCGCTTCATCCTGCATTTCTTTATTTATTTCTTCAATGTCTTCATCGGATTGTTTAAGAATATTCTTTCTTATCCATTTATTTGAATAAAATTGACCAGTATAGTTCGCTAAAATGCTCAACATATCGACCTTTTCTCTTAAAATTTCATTCTCCTTCAAATCGCTGAAAAATGAATCTTTATTCCAAGTAAAGTAAATATCTTGATATGTTTTATTCCAATCCGTTTCCGTCATTATACCTTTTAATAATACTTGCTTCTTTAATAGATCCACAAAGAGGAATGAAAAGCGTTTTCTTAGTTTTTCGATAAACTTAAAGAAAAGAACTTCATCTCTTGTAATTTCAGTTGATCTGCCTAAATTAAATCCAGTAGTAGTTTCCATTCGGCTAATAGGAACATTTAATGCTCTATAGACTTTCTTTAGAAGATAATCTACATCTTCTAGTTGTCCTAGATTTTGACCACCTTCAAGAGTAGTTACTTCAGTTCCCCGGCCGCCTTCTCTGCGAGGAATCCAATAGTCCTCAAGCATGGACATGTGGTTTCTTTCGTCTTTAATTTCACCTGTCCTACTATCATAAGTTATTTTGTTTCTATATTTATTCATCAATGCGGCAATATATTGTTCTGCTTTTTGTTTTGGTAAATTACCCACATCGACATAGAAAATTCTTCTATCTGGTGCTCTTGAAATTCTATAAATTACAACAGCATCTTCTATCTGTCGAAGCATGTTAACAGGTCTAATTGCTTTATGAGTATAACCAACCACTCTTTTTGTACTTGAATCTACTATTCCACTATGAATATATGAAATAGAATCTGTTGCAATTTTAATTCCTTGAGATGTTGTAGGAGTTAATGAATCTGTATCTAAATCTGTGTATATAAAATATTCATCTACGTTCTTAACTACAGCAACTGTTCCAGTTGAACCTGGTTTTATTTCTTTTGTTACTTTTCTTACCTTTTTAATTTTTGTTGGATCTATCCCTCTTAATTCAATAATGCCTTTTTGTGGTTGATTCATGTCTATTATTACATGATAATATATCTTTGAATCGATATACCATCTTCTAAAAATATCATCACCTTTGTTATGAAAATCTAAAAGTTTTTTAACATACTTAAATTCGTTTTGAAGTTTACCTTTAATGTTGTCAGATAAATTTGTAACATTATCTAAATTCATTTGAACACATTCATTCATATCATCGAATACAACTGCATCATTAACTATATCTTGAATTGCTTTATCTACTTCAGGATAAAGCGACATAGAACGATACTGTTGAATTAATGTATTTTCTTCCATGAGCGAGCCACCAAAGTCAAAGTAGCTGCTCATGATTCCACCAGTTTCAATTACATATGTGCCATCATAATCATCAGGTGAGACAAAAGAGGGTTGGGTCTTAGGAACCTCAACCCCCTCCTGTTCCGTTGATGATTTTTTCTTACCAAATGAAAAACCAAAATAATCGCTTAATGCCATAATAAAACTCTTTCTTTAAATATATTCCCAGAAATCGTATGCAAATGTCACAGGAAATTCACTAAACTGATCTACATTATCATAACTTAATTGCAATTCACCGACATCAATTGGAAAAACTCCAGTTAATCTAACTTTTTTCTTGAAGTTGTTTTGGTTACTGTGGTTAGAAGTTTGACTACCACTGAGGTCATCCCAGTGAATTTCGGCAGTAGATGTGACATTGTATGAAATGTCATGTATTCTTGCACTATCCATCTTTTCTAACCAATTCATCATGACTCTTCTCATGTCGCCTTCTTGTTTACTTGAATCATATAACTGAACTGTCCAGTCTGCAAATGTTCTTTCTCCAGAAAACTTAATTACTCTACCCATCCAAGGAACAGGAATCATTCCAATCGATGAAGTAGGCAATGCTGTTGCTTTACCATATAAGTCTAACTCGGCTATAGAACTACCTCCAACTAATGCTGGTAGATTTATAATTATTTTAAATCTATTATTTCTGGTTCCTCTAAAATTACTACGAAATTGTGTAATGTCTGTTGCCATATTTATCTCCTTTTAACTTTGGTTAATATCAACTACCTAAATCGTCTGAAAGATTTTTATTGGTAAATGTTAGTCTAATATAGTTGATTGCAATTGTTGGTTTGACTAAAACATCAGCAACAAATACTCTAGACTGAACTAATGAAGGAGGATTATTAGTTTCATCGCAGATTACTCTAAAATCAGTAATACCTCTTTGTCCTTTAACATCTTCAAGAACACCCTCTACTACTGAAGTGAACTTTTGTCTAGTCTCTGCGTCGTTGATTTCAAAGAGAATAGATCTTGCAATTGGATTAATTACTTTTCTCAAATAAATGAAAAGTCTTGCAACATTAATTCTGGATAAAGTTGATGTGTCAGATTCAGCAGTTTTATCTCCAAAAAGAATCGTACCTTCTCCTGGGAATGTTACTACTGGATTGATTCCTCCATCATATAGTGTATCTTGTTGTGCTATTGTTGGATTTTCACTTAATCTAACAACATTTAAAATTCTACCACGAGTTCTTCCGGCAGGAGAGAACCAAGGGAATGCATCTCTGTCACATCTAGTAATACAACCTGCAACATCTGGAGATAGATTTGTAGTGATTAGTTCATCTGCATCATCTGCACCTTCTCCATACCCATTTAAGTGTAACTTGCTACCTGCAACATAAACAAAGAATTGACTAGATGCATCAGATTCTTTTGCACCAGCTGCCACTCCTCCAGTTGCTGCAATTACACCTAAAACTGGCAATTCGCTTGCTGCTCTTGCATTTACTACTGTTTTTAAATTGGTATAGTCAATAGATCCTGTATCACCCATGAAGATTACATCATACCCGGAAGTTGGATCAGATAGAGATGTTGTTGCTGCTATTCCACCAATTCCTGTTCCACCAATTAAACATCTACTACCGTATTGTAAGAAATTATGAGCAGCCCACCATTCTTTGGCAAAATCTTTTTTCTCTCCCCCGGCAACATCAATAAATGCCGCAGCTGAAGCACCAATTAATGCTTGAAGTGTTCCACCAGTCACGCTGGCAGCGATTAGTTCTTTTTCTGCATAATTACGAAGTCTCCCATAATGATCTTGAATATTTAAGACAGTCATTAATCCTAATTGTTTTTCTAAAGTAGTACCCAATGAAACTACTAAACCATCATTAGATACCATTGCGCCGATGCCGGGACTTGTGGTTTCTCCGAATGGGGCTGTCAATGATTCATCTATTACCTTTATCGTTACATTTGGTCGTGCCATTTTATTCTCCTTTAAATAGTTTGGTTTAAATTATGTATATTTTTTAATATCTTCAAATAAACCAACCATCTATGGTATCTCTTTTATCAAAAACAACCTTTCTAGGTAATTTATTTTTATCTACCAGTATCCAGGCATCTTCCTCATTGTTTTGTTCTTTGTCGTCCATTTCATCGCTAGATCCATCATTATAAAGTAAAGGTAAAAGTTCAGATTCTATCTGCTCAATTTGACTCTGATACATCTCAAGACGGACATCTAAATTTGTAAGATTTTCAAAGAAATCTTGTCGGGTTGCCCATGCAAAAAGAACCAGACACATAACCAAGTCGTCATTATGTCCTTCGTCTGCTTCAAAACTTGTCCGTTTGGCAATAAAGGTGGTAAGTTCGTTTATGATATCAATATCACTGAACTGAAGTTTGTCCTGTTCGATTAGATTTTTAAGAACCGAACATCCAAGTTTCTTTACCAGACTGCTGGTTTTGACCCCAAATTGGAGGTTCTTAGATCCACCAAATTCACTGATAATTTGGCCTTTTCTCCCCAACATATTAACTTTTACCAGATTTTCATATTGTAAATCGGTATGTAGAACATCTGCCACTTGGGAACCGATGTCGTTAACTTCTACCAATATCCACGCATCGTTATACTTTTTACCAACCGACCGTATAATTGACGGAAACACCAGAGGAGAAATGATATTATTTCTAAATTTAGCAACTACTTTGTATGGGGGTTTGGTGACATCTATAATTACAAACGCGCTATAGTCCTTTCCCTGTCCTCTGGCGGTATCTACAGTCATGAAGTAGACATGATCGTTGTTGCTGTCTTTTTGATCTTTCACTGGTTCTTCATAAATCCAGAATCCGTCTTTGTTTCTGATGAGGGGTGGAGAATATGTTAGGGTATGAAGTTTATGAGATGCAACTAGAGTATCACTAGAACCGATGAAGTCGCATTCAAATTCTTGTTGAAACTGCTTCTCTGAGGTATTTTGAATTGTCTTCTTTCTCCACTCATCATCACGGAGAGGCCCGCCTGGAAACTGCGGAGTTTGATTCCAAGAAATATCAATTGGAATATATTCGTTGTGTTTGTTGATCGCACCCTTCCAGAACTGATAAAACATGTTTAGACCGTTTGGGGTGGAAATGATGATAACCTGAGTTGTCTGTCCAGCAGTTACTGTTGGATATACTGAACTAAAGAATTC